TGCTCTTGCGTGAGTGGATCGAGTGGTGTGAAAGCACAGGACGCGCCGCCCATGCTGCGGATCTGATCGAGCGCAGCCGCGCGGAGATGCGCAATTCATAACAGCATGGATGCGAAGCCATTCACTCTTGAGGTTAAAGGCGAGACGCCTGCCATCGTTACTGCTCCAGCATACGGCACGCTGGATCTGCGCCGCGCCGATTGCATGGACATGATGGCGGAGTTTCCGGATGGGTGCTTTGATCTGGCTATCGTCGATCCTCCTTATGGGATTGGGGTCGGTGGCAAGAATCTGATCGCTAACCCGTCCGATAATGCTAACAAGACAATGTTAGCGCGTGATCATAAATGGGATGACGCACCACCGCATTCAGAATACTTCCAAGAGCTAAAGCGTGTGGCCAAAGAGCAGATTGTATGGGGTGGCAATTACTTCCTTGATCACTTGGGTTACTGCAAGGCTCCTATTGTGTGGGACAAACTTAATGGAGGATCAATGTATGCGGACGGCGAAATGGCATGGACATCAATAGGGCTGCCAAAAAACCTGAAGATCTGGCGGCATCAATGGTGCGGAGCATTTAAAGATTCCGAGCGAGGAATTAAACGACAACACCCAACCCAAAAGCCGGTCGCGCTTTATAAATGGCTGCTCGCCAACTACGCCAAGCCGGGCCAGCGCATCCTAGACACACACCTAGGATCAGGATCACACGCAATCGCCTGCTACTATGCCGGGATGCATCTGACCGCCTGCGAGATCGACGAGGACTACTTCAAGGCTGCGTCTGAGCGCATCGAGCGTGAAACAGCGCAAACGGTTTTATTCTGATCTAAATGGACACCACCGCCGAGGACACCCAGAAAAAGCTGCAAGACCTGCTCGCGCGGGTCGCTGCTGGTCATCCGTTGTCCTATGCGGAGACCGAGTTCCTTAAGAGCCGCAACACCCAGCCGCGCTACGAGACTCAGAAAGATGTGGCCGACTTTTTCTCGATCTCGCCGGGCGCGTTACGTCGATGGGAAGAAAAGTATCCGGAAGCGTTCGTCAAAGGGCTAAACGGCTACGACATTGAGAAGATCAAGGCCGCAAGGCAGCAGTTCTTGGCCAGCGGCAAGTATACGCGGCTAAACGATGGCGACACGATCAACGTGGAAGGCGTGCAGGATGTGGCATCGCTAAAGGCGCGCAAGATCCATCTGGAGTGCCAGAAGCTGGCCACCCAGATTGAGATTCTACAGGCAAAGTACGTGTCCGTCGATGAGGTGCTGGCGCAGGTGCGCGCGGTCATGTATGCGATCAAGGAGAAGATCAAACGCATTCCGCCTGAGATGGCATACGAAGTCAGCGGCGTGTCACCGGCGGAGGCCGAGGAACGGCTGCTTGTCTGCATCGACAAGATCCTGCGGGAGATGGAGCACGAGGATTACGTCAAAATCGAAGAGCAGCTAAAGGCGAAGAAGGTGGATGTCGAAATGATGGAAGTCGAGATCGCGCCAACCGAGCCAGTCAAGCGAGGGAGACCGCGCAAGAGCTAATGGCATTCTCGATCTACCCATTGATGGCGGAGGTTTGGCGGCCAACGCCTAAGCTGCCGGTAGACGAGTGGCTGAGAACGCACGTGCGGTTCGAGCGCGGGCCGATCCTCGGGTCGTTCGATGTGCGCAATTCCCCGTGGATTAAAGCGCCGCTTGAAGAGCTGCGAAATCACGAAACGCGCGAAATCATCTGCGCGTGCTCGGTGCAAAGTGCCAAGACCGCCCTGGCCGAAGGCGCCATGTTGTACCTGATCGCGGAAGAAGGCGGGGACATGTGTCTCTACCTGCAAACAGACGAGCACGCCGACGAGTTCCTAGACACCCGGTTTAAGCATCGGATTCTGGACTGCAAGCCGGTGCGGGCGATGCTCAACAAAGGGGACAAAAGCATCCAGAAGCGGACGGTGGCATTCGCTCACATGACCCAGTACGTGATGGGCGCCAGCAACATCCACAACTTGCAGAGTAAGGCGGCGCGCTATGTCATCGGGGACGAGGCCGCCTACTGGACGCACGGGCACATCGACGAGTCACGCAAGCGGACAACCTCGTTCGATGCGCGCAACTCGAAGCGGATCTACGTCTCAACACCGATGAACAACAGCGGCGAGTTCTACGAATCGTTTACCGCCGGATCATGCAGCGAGTGGCATGTGGCTTGTCCTGCGTGCGGGGAAAAGTGGCCGATGGTGCTGGGTCAGCTCAAGTGGGACGGTGAAGGCGCCAAGCTGGCTGACGGCAAATACGACCTCGCGCGGATCAAGAACACGGTCAGATACGAATGCCCCTCGTGCAAAGTCCACCTCAAGGACGAGCCGCAAGTCCGCCGGCAGATCGCGAACAGCGGGTTCTATCAGAATCAGAACTCGGCGCCAGACCCGCGCGTCAAGAGTTACCACTGGAACGCGCTGACCGTGCCATGGGTAGCGTGGGACACTATCGCCAGCGAGTTCTTGAAGGCAGAACACGCGCGGAAATTGGGTGATTACTCGCCGCTCGCGGAGTTTGTACGCAAGCGGCTGGGTGAGTTCTGGGATATGCGGGAGTTTCAGAGCGAAGAGGTCAATTTGTCGGGCGGTTTCGCGATGGAGGAGCCGTGGGAGCAAGAGTTTAGGCGTTACATGACCGTGGACGTTCAGCGTGACTATTTCCGCGTCATTGTCCGACTTTGGGCGCAAAACGGCGAATCTAGACTCTTTTACGCGGGCGAGCTGCATACATGGGCGCAACTGGCCGACCTACAAAAGCGATTAGAAATCACCGACAGGCGCGTGTTCGTCGATTGCGGCTTTGAGCGGTACCAAGGTGAGGTTTACCGCCAGTGTGCGGCCAATAATTGGATCGCGCTCAAGGGCGACAAAGCGCAGTTCTTCACGTGGACATTGCTGGACAAGCGGACAGGCCGGAGCCGGTCGGTCAAACGTCCGTATTCGCAGATCCAACACGTCGATTCCGGGGTGGGACTTGCACGATCCAAAGTCCGCAACGCTCGACAGGCTGACTTGTGCGACCGTATTGTCTGGAGCAGCGACTACATCAAGCTGGTTCTGCATCGTCTGCGCGCAGGCCAGGGGGCATCGTGGCAGATCGCGCACAATGCGCCGAAGTGGTACTTCAAGGAGATTCAGAACGAGGTGTTTGTCACCGAGAAGGACAAGCGGACCGGCAAGAACAAGACGTTTTTCAAAAAGCTAGGCGAAAACCACTCGTTCGACGCCGAAGCCATGCAGGTGCTGGCCGCCTGCATCGAAAAGATCATCGGGCAGGCCGAAATCATCACAAACGACGTGGAGGCTGTCAACGCTTGACAGGCTGAGTGACTTTATGGGCGGACCTTCAATTCTACGATATGCTTCGCTGCAATTTTGCGAAACGCTTTACGATCAGTGCTTATCGGCGCTGACCGAAGGGCAGGGCACCATCGTGATTAGCACATCCGGCGGCGGTGAGTCCGAAACCCGCGCGTCTGGATCAGACGGAGGCATTCCCGTGATGACCTTGATGAGGGCGGTGATGCGGAGGATGCACCAGCTCGACCCAGTGAAGTACCCGGGTATCTCCAACCGCCTTAAACCTGACTTTTCAACCTTTCCGCTATGAGTTTCATCGAACAAACGATCAGGTTTTTCAGTCCGGCAACCGCCTTGCAACGCCAACGCGCGAAGGCGCAGCTTGAGGCGGGCGACAGGACGGGCTACTGGCGCGTCGGGGCGCAGTCATCGACTAATCGCCGGGCGAGCGGGCAAGCACTGGATCAGCCTGATTCCAGCCGCAATCACACCGACCGCGTGACGCTCATCCGGGAGGCGCGGTGGCTGGAGGAGAATAGCAGTGTGGTGAAGTCGATCCTGCGCAAGTACCGCACCTTTTCGGTGGGCCGCTTACAGTACGTGCCGCGCACCAGCTCCGAGGAAGCCAACAGAGCAATCACGGCTTACGTGGAAAGGTGGATGTCGAGCTGCGACCTGACCCGGCGCCACCACTTTCGGGTGCTGGCCGGGTTGGGTGTCACGTCGATGAAGCGTGACGGTGACATTGGCTACATCGTGTCCGAAGTGCCGATGACGCAGCTCGACGAGATGCTCAAAATCAGTCCGATCCGGCTACAGGCCATCGAGGCTGACCGCATCGGCTCGATTCCTAATCGCAACGGCACGGATGCGAAGCCGTTTAAGCCGCTTAAGAGAGGCGAGCAAGACTTTTCCGGCGTCGTCATCGACTCAACCGGAAGGCCGATCCGATATCGGATCTACAATCGCAGCCTAACCGGTGAGTCCATGATGCCTGCGCTCGAAGTGCCAGCGCAGGAGTTCCTTCACCTGTTCGACCCCACCCGTCTTGACTCTTATCGCGGTTTCTCGGCGTTCGACGCGGCAATCACCGACATCAAGGATCTACAAGAGATCCTCGCGTGCGAGAAGATCTCAGTGAAGTACCTTTCCTCGATCAGCGGCGTCATCAATAATGCTGACGGCAGCGCAGATCAGGACGTATCTCTGGATACGACGCACAGCGACTACATGTCGGATGCGGATCGGCTGAAGAAGGTGGAGCCGGGCGCCATTCAGTACCTCGCAGAAGGCGAATCGTTCAACCCGGTTGATTTTAACCGACCTTCACCGACTTTTAACGGGTTTCTTGACACGCTCGTGCGCTCGACCGGGCTGGCTGTCGGGCTGCCTTACGGATTTATCTACTCCTGGGCGGGACAAGGGACAGCGGTCAGGATGGAAGCTGCGCAGGCCGCGCGTGAGTTTGAAATGACGCAGCTAACGCTGGAGGAGAAGCTTCTGTATCCGATCGTCATGCGGGTCATCGCTCGCGGTATCCAGCTCGGTCACCTGCCAGCCGTACCAGACTTTGATGCGGGGGAGTGGCGCTTTCCGGCCAAAGTCACCGCCGACATCGGGCGCGAATCGAAGGCGCTCATCGACGAGACCATGGCCGGGATTATCAGCAAGACGCAGATTGCAGCCGATCGCGGTGAGGATCGCAACATCATCCGCAGTCTGCTCCGCGCTGAAGCCATGGAGCTTGTCGAGGACGCCAAGATGGTGCAAGACGCATCTGGCGGAGTGCTGGATCTGCCAACCGCCATCTACATGCTGGAGCGGCGGGCTCCTAACGCGCCAGCTATCCCGGCGCCAGCGGCTGCGCCTGCGGAGGACGTGCCAGAAGTCGAGGACGAAGAGTCACCCGAGGACGAGGCCGAAGACATCGCCGAGGACGAAGCCGAGGCTGGTAGCACTGATTGACATCGGGGCGGCCAGTATGCTCGTCAAAGAAGAGATTCAGACATTCGCAGCGTTTCAGGGGAAAGTTTCAGGGAACACCATCATGGGTGTTTCTCTGATCCAAGAAGGCCCGGCGCTGGGTCACGGGGTGTTTGTGGACAAGCGTTCGCTCAACAAGTTTAAGTCCTTGGCAATCGAGAAGGGACGGGTGAAGGCAAAGCTAAACCACTTCTCTTCGGTCGAGGATACCGTCGGGTATTACGAGAACTTCCGGGTGAGCAAAGGCAAACTGCTGGCCGATCTGACCCTATTTGACGCGCACAGCGGAAAGGAGATGCTGCTGGAGATGATCAACGAAATCCCGTCCGCTTTTGGCGTCTCCTTGATGTTTGCAGCGGATGCGCCAGAGTTGGACAAGGAGAGCGGCAATTACATGACCCGCCCACGCGGTTTGTATTCGGCTGACTTTGTAGACACACCCGCAGCCAATGCTGACGGCGTGTTCTCGGCTGATCAGATTGACAGTGACGAAGATGTTATGCCAATTGACCCACCGGCGCCTGCGCCAGAACCTCAAGTTGATTTCTCCACTTTGATCGCGGAGCAGTTCGCCGCTTTCACTGCTAAGTTTGACGAAGTGGCTGCACAGTTTGCTGCTGACAATGCCAAGGTGTTAGCCGAGTGTGAGGCACTTAAGGCCTACGTGGAAGCGTTGCAAGCTGGCAACAGCGACATTGAGCTGCAAGCTCGACTGGCCGCCGCCGCTCCTGCTCCTGCTGCGTTTGCCGCTCCTATCAATGAGCCGGAAGTCAAGGTACCATCCATCTCCTACCACGAAGCCAAAAACCAAGCCATCGGAACGGCTACCGGCCTTGATCGCTTGAAAGCGGTTCGTGCGTTCACCGAAAAATTCCCAACCGAAGCGGTCTACGTTTCGGCCAACTCATAACAACTTTCTACCAAGACCATGCCACAAGCCAATCTTCTCGATATTGCCAAACTTAACGGCTCCGACACCATCGTCGGGCTGATTGAGGAAACGCTGACCTACGCTCCAGAGGTTCAGATTATGCCAGCCCGCACGATCCGCGGCACCAGCTACAAAGTCGTCTCTCGCACGTCTTATCCTGGCGTCGGGTTTCGCGCTGCTAACGAAGGTTCGACTCCGACGAAATCGAGCTTTGAAAACCAGCTCATTGAGTGCTATATCCTCAGCGGCGCCGTTCAGGCCGACATTGCAGTCGCTCGCGCTTACGAAGACGGCGAACAAGCGTGGAAAGACATTGAGTCCATTGGCGTCATGCGCCAAGCCATGATCGAGCTTGGTTCACAGGTCATCTATGGAACGTCTGTTGATGCGAAGGGCTTTCCCGGCTTGCAGGCTATCCATACCGCTTTTAACTCCGGTCTGGGTGCTTCCGCGCTAACGGTCGATGCAGGCGGAACAAGTGCTGGTACTGGCTCTTCGGTGTACGGCATCAATACTGATACGCAAGGCGTACAGCTCGTGTTCGGCTCCGGCACCACTTTTGAGCTTGGCGAATGGCGCATCGAAAACGTGGGAACCGACTCGGTCTATCCTGCGCACGTTGCTAACTTGACCGCTTGGGTGGGTATGCAGGTCGGCAGCAAGTACAGCGTGGGCCGCCTGAAAGACGCTACCGCTGATTCGGGTATGGGTGTCACCGACGCCAAACTTGCTGAGTTGCTTAGCAAATACCCAGTGGGCTACCGGCCTAATTACTGGCTCATGAACCGCCGCTCGGCCTTCCAGTTGCAGGTCAGCCGCTCAGCTTCCACGGTTCAAAACGGTGTCAAAACCTCTAGCGGTTCTGAGATCTTTGCCCCTCTACCTACTGAGTCGAACGGCATCCCGATCGTCATCACCGATTCCATCCTCAACGACGAAGCTCTTACCGCTTAATCTCTAAAGAATTATTACAATGGCTAACGAATTTTCTCGAAACATTCAGGACGCGGACCTGACCAAGGCTCGTCTGCTGACCGCCTCTGACGGCAACGTCCAATCCCCTGACCTCGACCTCGGCACCAATTCTAAAGGGTTTTTCCCTGAGAATACCGAAGTAGAAGTCTTGATCCCTGCTTTGACTGCTACGCAGCTCGCATCAGCGGACACGATCACCATCCTCTTGCAGGGTGGATCAACGGCCACTCCGACGACCAGTTTGGGTCTTTCGGCGGTGCTAACCGGCACAGGCAGCGCAATTGCTCAAACATCCTTCCGTTTCCGGCTGCCTTCTCCCGCTCCGCGCTACGTGAACGCTAAGTTCACCACAGCCGGCACTACGGGCGACATGAGCGCGGTGAGCGCCTCCGTCAGACTGCTGACCTAGTTTTTGGTGTTGGGTGTTTTCATCGTGGGCGGCTGACAGGGTTCTATCCTTGTCAGCCGCTTTTTTGTATGACCTACGCTCAACGCATCGCCTCCGCGCATGGCCGAATCCGCACCAAGTTCGGGACGGATGCCAGCGGCGCGCAACTTTACGTGTGGCATAACAACGTACAGATTTACGCCTATCAGCCGACCGGCAAGAACAGCCGCAACCTGATGGCTCAGATCATCGTCAAGGACGACACGGTGAGCGTGATTGCGACCAAAGCGCAGTTTACTACGGTTCCAAAGATCAACGACGAGATCAAGATGGGCACTGTGTTGGCCACAGCGGTCGTCTATCGTATCGACAGCGTGACCACTACGCAGATCCGCCCGTTTTACGATCTGGAGCTGATTGACCCAAACATGGAGGCGACGGCGGCATGAGCGTTCAGATTAGGATTGATACAGATAATTTGGAAAAAGCGATGGCTGCTTATGCCAAAATGAAGAAAAAAAGCGATATTTCTGTTGTAAATAAAGGAATGCGTTTTTGGCTGCCATTCGCTGCAAACAAATTAAAACAAAAATCTACAACAGCCGCAAGAGTGCGAATTGAGTTGACCGGTCAAGCCAAGCGGATCAGTCGAGGAGAAAAGAAAAAGAAAACGCAGCTCACGAATACCGTAGCGGCTGCGATTATTGCGGCACGACTGAGGAAACAAGGCCGAAACCACTTTCCGCGCGCATCCAGTGGGCCGAAATCCGCAGCGTTTGTGGGTGAGTTTTACGCTATGTCGGAGCGGTTTATTAATGCGCGGGTGCGTTCCATTGGCTACCTTGCGGCTGGTTTTATCCCGGCTTATAAAGCGTTTAATGTCCCACAAAAAGGAATGCCTAAAAATCAAAAGCGTTTTAACGGGCGCTCAATCGGCACTAAGGCGGTTCCAGTTTCAAGCGGCAAGGTCACAGCTTTTGCCAGCGTGAAGCGGCTGGGCGCCTTCCTAGTCGCACCAAACGCTTTCAGTTCATCTATTCCCGAAGTGCGTCGGCAGTTCATTGAATGGATGGCGAAAGACGTGAACGAAGTCGCCAAGAAAACAGGATTCAAGAAATGATCACCTACCCAATCTGCCCCTCCGACCGACTACAGCGGCGCCTGATTACGGTGCTCGATGACGAGCTTTTGCCGTTGTCAGCATTCACCGGCTTCACGCTCTGCGACGACCGCGAAAACGACGAAGTAAAGCTGCCGTTTATCGTGGTGCGGGTGACCGAATCCGACGAAATCCCGCAGGCCGGGACCGTCTGGCACTGCCGGTTAAACGTGAACATGGTCGAGGATCGGCAGGAGGCGAATCTGATTCTGGGTGGAGACAATCGACCAAGGCACGAGCTGCGGGCGGAGAATATCTCCGCGCTGCTCTTCGGCGTGTGGGACACGACCACACTGGGCCAAAAGATCAACGCAATCAGCAACGGCCAGGGCGTTTACGTGCTCAAGCAGCACAGTAACAATATGACGCCGGGGTCGAGCGAGAATGACACGCTCTCGACCGAGTACGCCTTCACCATCATCTGCGCATCCACGCAGCAGTAAGATTGACACCCACTCTGTAAATATGCCTGCCGTCGCCGCTTTGATTCAACACGGAAACATTCCATCCTCAACGCTGCTGGATGAGAGCAATGCCGTGACCCCGGACATCCTCGTTCAGTCTTTGACGATCACGGCAGCGCGTGACGAGAAGGCTTATCTTAACGCTGCCGGAGCCACCTTCGGGCTTGAGTACCGCAACCCGACGATCACCTTTGCGTTCGACGGTTACCTGTCCAACAAGACGACCGGACTAGCCAACCAGCACCCAGGCACGCAAGTCACCACGCTGGCCAACTTTACAGCCAACACCTACGGATTCGTCCCAGCGGATGGCACCATGATCTTCATGGACCCAAATCGCTCCGAGACCAATACTGAGATGGCCAAGACTACCTTCTCGGTGAAGCAATACCCATTTGTTGTGTAATATGGAAAGCTGGATCGCCTGCACGGACGTTGATGTAGCGTCCGCTTTCATGACCATGGGTGTCGTGATGAAGCCAGTGGTGCAAGTGCGGGCGGACAATGGAAAGGAGTATGTCACGATGTATCTTTCCACGACATCGGTGACGATGCCGGAGATTAACGTCGGGCACCTGATGAAAGCGTTGATGTCGGGTGAGCTACAAAAGCTCGATCCGCACCACGAGCTTCTTGGCTACTTAATGGCTATCAAAAACAGACACGCGGCCAAGCGCGCGCTTGACTCAGCAGAGCGCCAAGTGCTAATTACGAGGAAGGGCACCACCCGCACAGCTTATGTGCGCGAATCCATTACCAACAAGGGAATGGAAATGGCTGACCGATTTCTTGCAACTGGCCGACCATGATAGACATTCAAACCCAAGAGGACGACGGGATTTCACTCGTGAACCTGCCGAACGAGCAGGAGCAGCGCAGAACAGACGCATTCAATGCGGCTTATGAGTGGAAGGGGAAAACTTTTGAAGGCGTCTCGTGCTCGCGAAAAGACATCTGGGTTTCAATGTGCCACAAGTCCGGCTTCCCAACGCTCGATGCCTGCTTTGACGAGTTCTCGCTATTCGCGCCGCTCAGCAAGGTGCTGATTTTCGTTTGCATCACGCCGACCGCACAGCTCCGCAAGCTGCGCGCGCAAGGCATCCAAGCGTTGATTGATGCGTGCGATGACTGGATCGACGCCAACATCAAGATCTCAGAAGAGCGCGACGCGATCAGTCTTGGACTTCGCATCCTGAACGACTCAACGGCCAATCAGTCCGAGGTGGTGCAAACAGCCGGCGCCGAGGGAAAGCGTTAGCCAGTCCGGTCTTTCAAGCGCACTACGTGTCATTGGTGCGGCCAATCACTGGACTGACGGAGCAGGAGGTGCTGTGGGAGCTGCCTCTGTGTCGCGGGCTTGCTTACCTGCACATTGCACTGGTCAAGGAAGGCATCGAGACCCAATGGGTCGGGCACGACATGATGGAGGACGAGACCATCAAGAACGCGATGGATTACATCCAGCGGCGTAAGACGAATCGAGTTGTCAACTCATTGACATAACCAGCAAGTTCATGGCAGCTACGCTAGACGCATCACTCAGGCTCGATTCCAGTCAATTTACGTCTGGGCTAAGCGAATCTATGCGAAGAACAAACGACGCCGTTTCTCGGATGTCGTCGGCGTTTTCTATGCTGAAAAATATTGCCATAGGTGGAGCAGTAGGATCAGCTTTTGCAACAGTTGCTCAAGAAATAACAACCACTTATGTTGAAGCGGAAAAACTCCAGAATGCGTTAAAAGCCACAGCGGGCAGCGACATTTTAGGGATGAGTCAATATGAGCAATTAAAAACGCTTTCTGCTGAAATTGGAATAAACATGAGCATTGCAGCAAAAGCGACGCTGCAACTGCAAGCCGCCGGAATGGCTGCATCAGATGCGTTTAAAGTAATTCGAACATTTCAGAACGCAGTAGCATCAAGCGGAGGAGGCAGCGAAGAGTTGGCACGACTGCTTTATGGATTTAAGCAGCTTTATGGTTCAACAAAACCAGTTCAAGAAGACATTAATCAAATTAATGAAGCGTTAGATGCGGCTCCGTTTTTGTTTAAAAAAGCGTTTGGATCAGATCGCTCTGAGGATCTTCAAAAACTTAAATTAAGCGGCCAACAAGTAGCGGAAGCATTAGTAAAATCGGCAGAGGCAATGCCTAAAATGGCGCGCGGATTAGGCGGTCAAATTGATGCTATTAAAGCAAAATTTGAATCATTAAAAGAAATGATGGGCGAGGAAAGTTCTGGAGCAACAAAAGGCATTGCTGGCGGGCTCGCCTCTTTTTTAGATTATATAATTAAAAAAAGAAAAGAAATAAAGGCCAACGAAGAAGCCTTTTCTATGTCGGCGGCTGGGATTGATCCAAAGAAAGAAACTGAAAAACAAGCTGCTGAAATAAAAGCTGCTGAAGCAAAGAAAAAAGCGGAATTTGACACATTAAAAGCGGCAGCGCAGCGCAAGAAACTTCAAGAAGCTTTAGATAAAGGCAATCAGGAAAACAGAGACCTAGACGCCATAAAGTGGCAGAATGAAGAGCGGTTTTATCAGGAGCGAGACAAAAAAAACAAAGAGGCGCAAGACGACGCCAAGAAGGCAGCCGATCAGGCCATCTCCGATGCGAAGGAGCTGCTGAGCTTGCACGAGGACACGGTACGCAAAATCAAAAGCGTACAGGAATCCGTGTACTCGGCTCAGCAGTCTATGGCCGGATCTGATGCGGAGAAGCTGACCAACGCTCAAAAAGCATTGCAGGCAGAAGGAGAGTTCTTGATGGGCGACGATCCGGGCGGGTTCGACAAGCTGAGCGTCTCGGCGTTCGAGGATGCGGTCAAAAACGGACGCAACGTGACGGAAGGTCAAGTGGAGCAATACAACCGCATCATCGGACTCAAGGAAGAGATCCTTGGTCTTGAGCAAAGCATTACAGACGAAGCCAAGAACGGAGCCGCTGAGCTGCGCGATCAGAACCGCGAAGCCGTTCAACGCTCAATCGAAAAGGCAGGCCGCACACCAGCGGAGAGGAAGCAGGAGATCCGGGACAACAATGACATGCAGCGCCAACGCCGGAGAGCGTTTAATGACGACGTGCGAGATGAAATGACCCGGCTAAAAAAAGAGGCTGAGGAAAAGAACAAGGGCAGAAACATTCTTGAACGGGAAAAAACAGATCGCGAATCATTTCGCGAACAAGCGAGAAAAAACATTACGCCAAAATGGGCCGACGCTCTTCCTAAAGAGGCGACACTTGTGGACATTAGAGACATTCTCAAAAACCTCGCAGCCGCTTAACCATGCCAACGCCACCAACAAACCATACGCACTGGCCCGGATCAACTGACCCAATCCTCGCAGAGAACGGACTGCGCTTGTCCGTGTCCGAAAGCGGCTGGGACACGATGACCCTGAAGTACTGGGGGAGGACCGACACGCCAGCAACGTATGCAGCTACCCACTTTGCGACAGGGATGCAGCCAGCGTTTTACCCAAACATGTATTACAACGGCGTGACCGTCACGCAGGAGGGATCGAACATCTACTCGTTTGATGTGCAGGCGGCGGGCTTGCTCGGCGCGCAGGCGGTCAAGCGCACGGTATCCAGCAAGATCCAGTCTTACAAGAGCGGCCTAGGCACGGTGCCGGGGACAGGAAACGAAGGCGAGATTCAGGGGCAATACATCAACTTAAGCTGCACGTTTCATCAAGTCACGGAGTTTTTCCCGAACACCGCCACAAGGCCGGAAAACGCTATCGCACTCGGGCCGCTGCCATTCCCGCCAACAAACCCGTTTACGACAGAACCGACAACTCCGGTTTTTAACTTTCCGTTTGGCTGGATTCAGGACGGGCTAGAGATTGAGACGATCAACGGTGATGGCGTTTCCATCTACCTTGTAAAGCAGTCGATGGTCTACATTTACGAATACATGCCGGGCTGATATGCTGCCAGAACTTCCAGTCATCGACCCGAAGGTCAACGGCGGGCGGTCGGGCTTCCTGCTCAACCGTCTCGTCGATCGCATCAAACTCCAGCGGCTACTCAGCTCCGAGACGGTCATCATCACCGAAACCAAGGACGGCCAGATCATCGACCGGCTTGGCTCCGGCGGAGTGGCCGCTCCTTTCGCTCTAGGCTTTGCTGTGTCGCTTGATGGGACTAATGTGGTCGTCGCACCCGGCAAGGTGCTGTACCCGCTGTGGGGGGCAATTCTGGGCGATAATCCAACGCCGGGCGACTGGCAAAAAGAGGTCAATTACATCGGCGGAACCTTGACCGGCGCGGTGACACAAGTCTGGCTCAGTGTGCTCTGGTCGGAAAACGATACGACGACGACCGGACCACTTGGTACGACCACTTACAACATCTCGGGCGCTGCGGGCGGTCGAGGTGGCGGAGGTGGGGGCGGAGGTGCAGACAGCGGAGTGTACCCAGATATTGTTGGGAGAGACGGATCTAATGGAGACAGCGGAGACTTCACCGGGATCGGTGGGCAAGGAGGCATCGTGGAGGATATTATCACAACTCCTCCAACTAGGGTGACCTCGCTCGGTAATAGTTACGGCGCCAGCGGTGGAGCAGGCGGGGCTGGCGGTGCGGGCGGAGAAGGGGGCAGCGTTACCTTCACACGCGCTACCAAAGCAACCGCTCAGATTCGGAAGTGGTCGATTAACGGCATCTCAATCCACACGGCGAAGGGCGCATCGAGCGAGGCGCTTTCGTGGATTCAACTGGCGACCATTAGCGGCACCAGTATCACGCAGCACGTTACTGGCACCATCTCAATCACTCCGCCGGCCATCACATTCATTCCCGCCTAATGCTGCCGGACATTCCAAACTTCAATCTTGGCGACGTGTATGTTTTGACCGGCAAGACGCTGGAAAAGATCGTGCGGCGCATCAAGATGCAAACGCCAATCGAAGGCGCCAACATGCGGCTGGAGGAGACGAATGCGGGCATCCTCCTTCATGCCGACCAAGAAACACAAGTAGCGCCGGCGGTCGCCATTGAACACGACTTCAAGGCGTCATTGCCTGCCACCAACGCGCTCGACATTACCGTGGGTCGGGTCATTGGCACTACATGGGGAACGCCAACCATGAGTAACCCCTTGCCGACTGACTGGCTGGCTGAGCAGTTTACTGTCGGGCCTTCTACGCTGGCTGTGGCAGACGGTCAAAGCGTGTGGTTGCGCATCCAGCTTTCGCAAACCGATGTAAACATGAGCGGCGCGTTGTCGGCTATAGGCGCGGCAAATTTGTCGGTCACGACCGGCGGCGGCGGTGCGGGGGGTGACGGTGGTGGCGGCGGGGCCGGTGGAGATGGTACGGTCGGATCTGCTGGCGCAACCGGTGAGGCCGCATCAGGACAAACTGCTGGCAGTCCCGGCTATTACACGCCTGGAGGAATTAATTCGACATCAAACTCCGAATCAGGAACACCAGCCGAAGGTGGAGATGGAGGCAACGGAGCAGCAGGCGGAAACGGACAGGCAAAATCGTTTACCCACTACACGAATCTTTCAATGGTGTTTAGGCGCTGGCAAATCACCTCTGCCAGTCTTGAGGTTCACACAAATAAACCGACTGCATCGCCAGCCACCAACATTTACGTTCGCATTGCATCACAAACGAACGGCGTGGTCACTCAATATCATGCTGGCTCGTATCACGTAACGCTGCCAGCAGCTACCTTTATCAGCTCCTTTGTTCCCTGATTTTCCCAACTTCTTTGGCAATCTGCATTATTTCCTCAAGGGGAAAACGCTGGCCATGTTCCGCAAAGCCATCTACGAACAGATGCCGATTGCTGGCAACGGAATTACGCTGCAAGAGACCGAGGACGGAATCATCGTCTCAAGCAAGCAGGGCAGAGCGACGGCCACATCCAGCGTTATCGACTTCACCGGCGTTCTGTCCGGCGAGAACGTCATCATCCTGGGCGGCAAAGTGCTGGGCGTTTCGTGGAGTACCTACGATGTGAACAACCCAAGCAGCGGTGGCTGGACTGAATCGGTGGCGACTGTAGCAGGCGCAACTTTAGCGGTGGCTACTGGGTTCTCTGTTTGGCTTCAGATCGGATTTACGCCATCAACAGGCCAAGTAGTCGGTGCTCTCTCGACTGCGGATCAAGAGACGCTCACCGTCGTCGGCGGCACGGGTGGCGGTGGTGGTGGCGGCGGCGGCGGCGGATGCGGAGGCAAGACCACAGGCGGAGAAGGGGCAAATGGCGTGGCTGGAGGCAATGGGTCAAGCGGCTCTCCCGGCACTGGTGGCGGTGGTGGCGCCGCCGGAACAAACTCTCCACCTTCAGAACCAAAAAATGCAGGAGATGGAGGCCAAGGCGGGTACGGGGAAGGCGGCGAGGAGGGATTGCTTGTGCAATTTCAGAATTACACGAAGGCTGCCGCAAACATCCGAAAATGGACGGTATCGAGTGCGTCCTTTGTGGTGTCGGCCAGCAAGCCTTCTTCTAGTGCGACAACCGCCAACCTCCGACTTCTAACCCGATCCGGATCGACCATCACGCACCATCAAGTCGGCAGCGTGTTCATCAGCCTACCGACCGTGACCTTCATCTAAGATTGACA